CCGAAAAGAAAAAAATGATGGGTGGTGGTGCTATGAAAAAGAAAAGTTATGCTATGGGTGGTATGACTGATAAAAAGAAAATGTCAGGTGGTGGCAAAGTTGTAAAAGGTCCATATAGTTAATGGCAACTTCATCCTCTACAAATTTTGAGCTAGATGTAGCTGAGTATATAGAAGAAGCTTTTGAGCGTTGTGGCTTAGAAGTTCGTACTGGCTATGATTTACAAACAGCAAGAAGATCAATGAATATACTTTTTGCTGATTGGGCTAATAGAGGATTAAATCAATGGACTATAGAACAAAGAACACAAACTTTAACTTCAGGAACTGCGGAGTATGATTTAGATACTGATCTAATTGATATTTTGAATGCTGTTATTAGAAGAAGTGGTACGGATTTTAGTATGAGCAGAATAGGTAGAGATCAATATTTAAATATACCCACAAAGTCTTCTACTGGCAGACCAAGTCAATTCTTTTTAGATAGACAAATAACACCTAAATTAAAACTATGGTCTACACCTGAAAACAGCACTGATGTGTTTGTGTATGATGCCCTCACTAGAATACAAGATGCAGATACTGCAAAAAACACAGTAGAAGTACCTTTTAGGTTTTATCCTTGTTTGACTGCTGGATTAGCATATTATTTAGCTATGAAAAGAGCACCAGACAGAGTACAACTTTTAAAAGCTATGTACGAGGAAGAGTTTGAAAGAGCATCTGCTGAGGATAGAGACCGTTCTAGTTTATCATTAACCCCTAGTAGTACATATTATGGTTTTGTATGAGTAGATTTGCATTAGGAAAAAAATCAAAATTTATATCAGATAGGTCTGGTTTTGCTTTTCCTTATCGTGAAAGGGTTATGGAGTGGAATGGCAATGTAGTTCATCGCTCAGAATATGAGCCTAAACACCCACAATTAACACCAAGAAAGCCCCCTATTGAGCCACAAGCTTTGTATCAACCTAGACCACAAGAAACAGATGATAACAAAAAATTTATTGTTTATACAAACACTGGTTTGGGTATACTCGGTGCTCAATTAACAAGTTTTAGTGCTACTGCATCTTTAGGAACAGTAACGGTGAGTGTATCATGAGTTTTACATTAACAACATTAACACAATCAGTGCAGGACTGGACAGAAAATGATGAGTCTACGTTTGTAGCAGAGATACCGTTTTTTATAAAAAACGCAGAAGAAAGAATATTTAAAACGGTAGATTTAGATTTTTTTAGAAAAAACGTAACTGGAACAACAACTGCTGATAATAAGTTTTTACAAAAACCTAGTGACTACATGGCTACTTTTTCTTTATCTTATGTAAACAGTAGTGGTGAAAACGTATTTCTCTTACAAAAAGATGTTAACTTTATACAAGAGTTTAACCCAGATCCTACTGTAACTGGAGACCCTAAATATTATGCACAGTTTGATGTTGATAATTTTATCTTAGCACCTACCCCAAGTAGTGCGTTAACTGTTGAATTACATTATTATTATCGTCCAGCTTCACTTACTACAGATGATAGTGGAACAACTTGGATAAGTACAAATGCACCTGATGCTTTGTTATATGGTACGTTAATGGAAGCGTATACATTTATGAAAGGTGAAAAGGACGTGTTAGACTTATACAATGGTAGGTTTTTAGAAGCACTTGGAAGATTAAAAAATTATGCAGAAGGTAGAAATTATTCTGATTCTTATCGAGAAGGCTTAGTTAGACAAAGGCAAACATGAGTAAAACTAAAAGCGTTGCTATTGTCGCTCTTGGTAATAGCTTCAGTGAATTTGTTCTTGCTAGAGTAAGAAGTGAAAAATTTGATGAAATATGGACTATCAATGCCATGTCTGGTGTTATTTACCATGACAAATGTTTTATGATGGATCCTGCTTCTAGGTTTTTAGACACACCTAATGCTGGAAAACAAACAACCATTATGGCTGACAGACTTAAATCTAAATTAAACATACCTATATTTTCTTGTTGTTTAGATGAAAGATGCCCTGATGTTGTAGAGTACCCTTTACAAAAAGTATTACAAAAAACAAAATACGCTTATCTTAATAATACTGTTGCCTATGCTCTTGCTTATGCTATTGCTGAAGAAGTGTCTGAGCTACATTTATATGGTATAGATTTTACACATAAAGCAGTTAATTTTGCAGAAGCAGGAAGAGCTTGTTGTGAATTTTGGTTAGCAATAGCTATATCAAAAGGTATAAAAATAAACATAGCACATAACTCAAGTTTATTAGATACTAATGTTGCAGATGATCAAAAATTATATGGTTACCATAGGTTAGATGACCCAATAGTTTCAACGGTTACACAAGGTAGTATGTTAATTACTAAAAAATCTAAACTAGAACCACCAGAACCATTGGACGCTACCCCAAATATAATAGGTAGGGAAGATATTCCTGGAGTTACATATGAGGAGAATAAAGATGTTTAATGTAGGTGTATCACAAGCTGGAAAAGTAAATGTTATGACATCAGATCAAGGTGGATTAACAAACGAACAAATAGCAGACTTAGCAGTTGATAAAATAGTTAGTATATCAGATGAAGCTCCTGCTCATATAAGACAACAAGCCAGTCAGTTTAGAGAACATCTTAAAAAAGTACTCTACCACTATTTACTCTTGGCAAGAAAGGAAGAACGAGCTAGTATAGTTCATATCTTAAGATCTAATGGTCAAAAAGAAATGGCTGAATATATAAGGAGACTCTAATATGGCTATAGCACAAGCAATGTGTACTTCCTTCAAACAAGAGTTGTTAGAAGGCGTACACAATTTTAAACTAAGCGGTGGTGACACTTTCAAATTAGCACTTTATGCAGAAGGTAGTGGTGGTAAATCATCTACAACTGCAACACTAGGAGCTGCAACTACTGCATTTACAACAACTGGTGAAGTCGCATCTAGTGGTTCATATGCAACTGGTGGTGGTTCTTTAACAAGAGTAAATCCAGCAACATCTGGAACAACTGCATTTACAGATTTTGCTGATCTAAGTTTTACAACTGCAACAATTACTGCGATGGGTGCTTTAATATACAATAGTACTGACAGTAATAAAGCTGTTGCTGTTTTAGATTTTACAACTAACAAAACTTCAACATCTGGAACCTTTACAATACAGTTTCCAACTGCGGATGCTTCAAACGCTATTATTAGAATAGCCTAATCAAAGGCTAACCGATGGCGAACATTAACGGTTGGGGTCGAGGCACATGGGGAGAAGGAGCATGGAGCTCTCCTCTTCCCGTAGAAGTTACTGGTGTTTCTGGAACTACCACACTTGGTAATGAAGTAGCCTCTGCGGGAGCTACTGTTACTCCTACCGGGATTTCTGCAACCTCATCTTTAGGTAACACAGTTGAAACTGGAACTGCTAAAGTTATTTCAACTGGTGTACAAGGTTCTGGACAACTTGGGGATGAGGTTACAAGACCACAAAATGTAGTTGATGTAACTGGTGTTCAAGCCACTGGTGCTCTTGGAGCGTTTGAAGCGGCTGGACAAACACTTGTTTTTCCTACTGGATTGAGTGCAACTGGTGCGATTGGCGACACAGTTGAAACTGGGACGGGTACTTTTACTCTTACTGGTGTAAGTGGTACTTCTTCTGCAGGTAATGTAGCAATAATAGGAAACTCCTCTGTAACTGGAGTAGGTCTTGCTGCAACTGGAGAAACAGGAACGGCAACGGCTCTTCCATCGATAGAGGTTGTGCCAACGAGTGTTTCTAGCACTGGTGAGATCGGTGATGCTCTAGCGGCAGGTGGAGCTAAAGTTGTTGAGGATGCTATCACTGGCACTGTTAATATTGGTGAAGAAGCTGTAAAAGGTGATGCTAATATTTCTGTAACTGGCGTTTCTGCTACTGGAAATATAGGTAACACAGAAACGGGAACTGTTACATTTACGGTTACGGTGGCTACAAAAGCTGTATATGACTCTGGTAGTGCTAATGCGTATTACATAAATGGAGTAGAGCGTCAAATTTTAACCCTTGTTGAAGGGAAAACTTATAGATTTGATCAAAGCGACTCAAGTAATAGTGGACACCCACTAAGGTTATCAACAACCTCAAATGGCACACATGCTGGAGGTACTGAATACACTAATGGTGTAACAACTGTTGGAACTCCTGGAACTTCTGGTGCTTATACAGAAATTACTGTAGCAAGTGATACAGTAACTTTATATTACTATTGTTCTGTTCATAGTAACATGGGTTCAACAGCTAATACCTTTAACAGCACTGTTAATGTTATTGGTGGTTCTAATTTCGTTCCTACTTCTGTAATTGGCACAACTTCTTTGGGTGAAGAAACTATTTTATCAGTAACACCCGTTCCAGTTACAAGCGTTTCTGCAACGGGTGGAATTGGAACACTTGTCATAATACCTGAATGTGTGGTATCTTTAACGGGAGTTAGTGGTACGGGATCCACTGGTGAAGAACAAGTTTATAGTTTAATTGAGCCAGATCAACTGGCGAATTGGCTTGAAAGGGTGGCATAATGGCAACATATGTAAATAATCTAAGGCTTAAAGAAATAACCACTGGTGATGAATCCGGAACGTGGGGTACATCAACAAATACAAATTTAGAATTAATTGGTGAAGGTTTAGGCTTTGCAACTGTTAATTTAGCATCAGATGCGAATGCAACAGAAACTGTTGCAGATGGCTCCTCAGATGGTGCAAGAGCTTTTTATATAAAAGTAACATCAACAACTTTAACGGCAACTAGAACTCTAACTATTGCACCAAACACAATGAAAAGAGTTCATATTATTGAAAACGCTACAACTGGTAGTCAATCAATAAACATATCTCAAGGTAGTGGTGCAAACGTAACTATTCCTAATGGAGCTACAAAAGCAGTGTATTTAGATGGTGCTGGAAGTGGAGCGGCAGTTTTTGATGCTTTTGCAGATTTAGATTTATCTGGTGGTTCTGTAAATGTTGGTACAGTAAAAACAAACTCTGGTAATATGACATTTGATTCTGCTGGGGACATTATTCTTGATGCAGATGGTGCAAATATATCTTTTAAAGATGATGGAACAGAAATTGCCACCTTCAATAATTCAAGTAATACTTTAGAAATTGAAACAAAAGTATCTAATGCAGATTTTAAAATCAAAGGTAATGATGGTGGTGTAACAATAACTGCCCTTACCATAGATATGTCTGAAGCTGGAGCGGCGACATTTAATAATGATGTTACTGCTTTCTCAGATAAAAGACTTAAAACTGATATAGAACCCATAGCAAATGGTCTACAAAAAGTTATGGCAATGCAAGGTGTTTACTACAAAAGAAACGATGTTGATAATGCAAAGACTCAAGTTGGTGTTTTAGCACAAGATATGGAAGCTGTTTTACCAGAGGTTGTTTTAACAGCCGAAGATGCGATGGAAACAAAATCAGTTGACTACGGTAAATTAACAGCAGTCTTAATAGAAGCAATTAAAGAATTAAAACAAGAGATTAACGAACTAAGAGGTAATTAAATGCCTATAACTCCTTCTGGTGCTGTATCTTTTTCAGATTTAAGAACTGAATTTGTAGGTGGCTCAGATGCCATTAGTCTTGGCGATCTTTACAGAGGTGGCTCAAATATAAGAGCAAAACACCCTACCAATACAGCAGATAACGATGCTGCGAGTGTGCCTGAAAGTGGTGCTTTGGATGTAAGTGATTTTTATGGTCAAGGTAAAGGTTTTACATTCACTTACTCTACTGGAGGCACAGATCAAAACTTATCTGATTTATTTGGTGCTACTGATTATGCAGTAGATTATCCTAAAAATGTTGTAATACCTGCTTCAGTAACACTAGGAACAAATAACACTTCTGAATATGCTTTGGAAGTAGACAGTGGAGGTGCTGGAACAATTACCATTACTAATAATGGCTCTATTATTGGTGCTGGAGGAGCAGGTGGTGGAGCAGGATCAGGAAACAGTGGGGTAGGCTCTGCAGGATCAGCAGGTGGTGACGCTATAAAAGTCGCTAGTGCATGTACTTTTGTTAATAATGGAAGCGTTTTAGCAGGAGGAGGAGGTGCAGGTGGCGGAGGTGGCGGAGGTGTTGGTGGTAACCTTTCTCAACAAACACAAGTAACTGGTCAAGAAGGACCGACTTCATCTTTTGGTTCGCCTTCACAAAAATATTGGAGAACTCTCAATCATCAACAAACTGCTCCTCCAGCTACTATTGTGGAAACATCAGTTCACTGGGGAACAAATCCGTTTCAAGCAGGTAATATTGCTAACGGACCTCTACCGCTAGGAACAACATCTATAACACAAGGTCAATATACATATGGAAGAGGTCCTTTTGTTGCACAATCATATAATTATGATCAGAGTCCTCCTCTTGTAACAAGAACATATGGAATTTTTAGAACTTTTCCACAGACCCAACAAACTCAAGCTACGGGTGGAGCAGGTGGAGCAGGAGGTTCTGGGGGTGTAGGTAGAGGTTATAACAACCCAACTGCAGGATCTGGAGCAAGTGGTAGTGCGGGAACACCAAGCACAGCAGGTAATGGTGGAGCAGGAGCTTCTGGTGGTGCTGGTGGTGACTATGGACAAGCAGGAGCATCAGGTGGTACTGGTACAACTGGAACACCTTCAACAACTTCAGGAACTGCTGGGGGTGCAGGAGGTTCAGGTGGAGCGGCTGGATTAGCAGTAGAAAAAGCCGCACCTATTTCATTAACCTTCACAAACAATGGAACAGTCTCAGGAACAGTACAAAGTTAAGGAGTAGACGATGGCAACATACGCATGGACAATAAGTAAATTATACACAAAAGATATCACTGAAGATGGAACAACATATTCAGATGTAATAACTAGAGTAGAAGGTAAACTTACTGGAACAAGTGAAACAGTAGGCAGTATTACTTCAGAAGGCAGTTTTGATTTAGATATGAATGTTTCTAATCTAGCAAGTGGCTTTACAGCATATAATTCTATAACAGAAGCCAACGTGCAATTATGGGTTGAAAATAGACTAACTCCTTCTATAATAGCATCTATTAAAACTGGAATAGAGAATGAGATTGCATTTTTAGAAAAAGTACACGACTCTAACCCTAAAGAAAACTCCGAAGGAAATCCAACATTTCCGTGGTCTTAATGTTCATATAGATTAAATACTGATTTACATTTTTAGTAACCTTTATATATTTATTTATGAAGGTATTTTTTGATGAATAAAGTAATAAATTGTCTCACAAAGTCACAAGTTGATTTTGTTATGAATCACATAAACTATCTAATTGAAAACAATTATGTGCAAAGACAACCAGAAATAAATGAGCCTTTCTCTGACACTTGTCAAATGTATGCAGATGTTGTTTCAGAAAATACTTTGCATTACATAAAACCAAAAGTTGAAAAAGCTTATGGAAAAGAGCTTGTGCCTACATATGCTTTTTGGAGAAGATATTTCAAAGGTCAAGATTGTCCACCACACAAGGATAGACCTTCATGTGAAGTTAGTCTTACTTTAAATTTAGGTGGTGATGGGGGTGATGATTGGGCTATTTATGTAGATGATGAAAAATTTCAAACAGAAGTGGGTCATGGCGTTATATACAAAGGTTGCGACCAAGAACATTGGAGACATGAGCTTACTTATAATTATCACACACAACTGTTTTTACATTACATAGAAAAAGATGGGCAACATTATCCTAAGTATTCTTATGATGGAAGACAGAACTTGTATATGAATCCAATAAATTGAGAATAAAAAAATGAAAAGAAATATAATAATAGCTAAAAAGGCTTTAAGTGCCGACCTTTGCAATACAATTATAGATAGAGCAAAATATGGTTTTGAAAGAGCTACTACTGGAGAAAGAGATAAACCTAATTCTATTAGACGAAGTCAAGTTAGTTGGTTAATTGGAAGTGTAAAACATTTAGATATATATATTCCTGTAATGGAATTAATATACAAAGTAAACTCAGAATTTTACCATTTTGATTTAGAAGACCCTGAACCTTTTCAGATAACTAAATATGATGAAAGCAATAAAGGATTCTACACCCCACACCAAGATGGTATATATGACCCTATTCCTAAAAATGGAAAAGTTAGAAAATTATCAGTTTCTATACAGTTAACATCACCAGAACATTATGAAGGTGGTACTTTTCAATTTCCAGATGACGAAGATAAATTTATTGTAGAAGATTCAATGGAACAAGGAACAGCTATATTTTTTCCTTCTT